CTATGAATTCGGTAAGAAGATCTTTGATAAGATCATGGATCAAATGCAACCAGAATTTCCAGGCGAGACTCCGGTCAATCCTTTTGACTTCTGGACAGGTGCATTATTCGAATTGAAGATCCGCAATGTTGCGGGCTATAGAAACTACGATAAGTCAGACTTCAAAGCACCCAGTCCGTTTTTAGATGGTGATGAAGTTCAACTTGAAGCAGTGTATAACGGAATGTATGACTTAAACGAGTTCATCATCCCTGACTATGCTGGTGCACACGATCCTAAGTACTTCAAATCTTATGATGAGTTGAAGAACAAGTTGGAGACAGTACTAGGTCTTGCGACTGGTGCAGGGTCTACGCTTAAGAACGAAGCACTAGCACAGTCTGCTGAAGCTGCTCCGGTTCGATCAGCAATTGAACCTACTATTGTTGCAGCGGCAGAACCTGTTGCAGGGATTGTAGCTAAGGAAGAAGATGATACGTTGTCTTACTTCGCGCAGATGGCTGCGGAAGACTAGGTAGTAAGGTAGTTAATAAGGGGACTCTTCGGAGTCCCTTTTTTTATGCTGTTCTAGAACCTGCCAGATCATTGAAATCAGTAGTAGATAGTCGAGCACCTACGATACTTGTATTGCTACTGCTGCTATTATTACTAGTCTGTACAGGTGCGAATACTGCCGCAGAAAGTGGACTATTAATTGCGGATTGTTCTGTAACTAATCTACTGACATTTCCTGCTGAAGTAGATTTCTGTTGTTGCCCCGAAGAGTTAGACGCTATCTGAGTTCCTGCTGACGCAACACTAGTCATCATCTGCACATCTTCGTTAGAGAAAGAGTTTAGGCCCGGCGAGAAGTCAAGTCTCTTCTGACCATCAAACCAACCTTCACCAACTACATAAGGTTTTCCATCTGTCGTTCCCATACCTTTCATTGCAGCCAGCATAGGTATTGCATATGCCATCGTCTTACCGAAATCTGCTATAGAATCGTTAACGTCATCAAAGTCGACACTAATAAGTCTATCCAGAGAATCCGCAAGACCATCGATAACACCAGATATATTTCCAATTCCTGTAAGGTTGGCAGCATTCAATGTGGATAGTGGTTGCAGACTCTTATATATTTTAGTGAAGATATCATCCTTGTCGTCACTAGTAAACAATCCACTAACAAAATCTATGACACTAGCGATACCCTTGCCACCCATTAGAGCGACCATGCCTCCACCTAGTGCTGCCATTCCTGCACCGACAGCAATAAGGTTACCACCATCCAGTTCAGTGAGAGGTGCAAGACCAATCGCCATGTTTCCTAACATTGTAGCTACGCCACTACCATCTACACCTGCCGCGGCAGCAACATCAAATGCAGCAAAGAATAATGCTAGTCCAGTACCTAGTAGAGGAAGACCGACAACAGCTGCACTACCGAATGCACTACCGAATGCAATAAGACCGCCTAGTGCTAATAGTGATTTGCCACTAAATGCATTGAGTCCTTCACCTAGACCTACCATCATGTCCTTGAGTGAAGAACCATCGGTATCCAACATTGCCGCTCCTTTGTCGCCTAATGCTAGACCAGCAAAGAATGCTCCAAGACCAGCACCAAAGAATCCCATCTTGAGGGCACCCTTCATACTACCAAACTTTGCGCCTATTGCAGCTGCCGCACCCATTGCAAGCAGTCCTTTTGCTGGCGTCTCTGCGAATGCTTCGCCAAGAGTAATCATGTTCTTCTTGGTAGCCTGCATGTCGGCACCAATCATCGCCTGTGCTTTATCACCAAGAGCCAACCCAGTAAAGAATGCACCGATACCAAAACCTAATGCGCCCAGAGTTGCGACCGCACCAAGTCCTTTCATAGCGAAACCTAGACCAGCACCAACACCTGCTCCAACACCTTTACCGGCAGACTCTTTGAAACTTCCACCCTTGCCACCCTTGGTATTCTTTTCAATAGAACCTAATGCACCAAGCAGTTTGCTATCATTAATTTTATCATCTCTTTTTTGTTCGAGATCATCACCAGAACTGTCTTCGCTTTTATCACCTACCAGTACTCTGAGGATATTGTTCGAGACCTCCAGCATAGGTCTGTGCACATGTTCCATAAAGTTAAGCTTCGACTCAAGTCTACTGGTGATCTGTTCTTCGTTGATCACCTTAACTTTTTGAAACAGCTTCTCGTGCGCGAGACCAAGAGCATCAGCTTCATCGCGTAGCGCTACCGTTAGTTTTCTAATGCTCATTGCTTATCCTTTCTGTTTGGCTCTCTGATTCTTCTCATTGATATCGTCAACTAACATCGTTAAGTAAATCTCTCTCTCCCAAGGTATCATTCCTTCTACCTCATCCAACGAGTAATTAAAATTATTTAGTAGTTGGAAGTTGACTTGGTAGTAATTGGCTAGGGTATCATGAGAGAGATTGATCAAAAAAAATCGTCAAGTCCTTTCAGTGTTTTCTTATTATTATGGCCGCATGATGTACATACGAATTCTAAGTCTTGGGTCAATGCCGGTATCGATCCAGCAAAGGCAGAAACGTTTCCGAACTGTTCGGTAGTCATTGACTCCAAGAAGTCTATAATTTCTTCTTGTGGTTCATCTTTAATAGCGAACTTTTCTTCTTCGGTCATAACCGAATCTAAACAAGTGACGATGAGTTGAAGTAACGCTTCGGTCGTAGTCTTGCTGTCCAGAAGAATTTGATTAGCTAAGAATTCCTCGTAGGTCGGGAACTTCATCTTAACAGAAATCTCTTCGGTGATTGGTATCACCATCTCAGGCAAATCACCCTTGACCTCTACTTCATCTAGTTCAACCTTTACTTCGTTATCAACACTACACTCTTCACAAGGTATCAGTATATCTGCAATTTCACCTACAGACTTAGCACGTATCTTAGTGAACATGTAATCTACATCGAATGTAGTTAGAGATCCACTAATAGGTTCTTCTACACATGCCTCGATGGTTCTTATAACTGCTCTGACTAAGTCATGTCGGTTCTGCGCCTCGAATGCTATGAGGAGGTTTTTTTGTTCCTTTACAAGGAATGGTCTGTAGACCACGCTCTTACCTGTAGAGGGAATTTTCATTTCATATGTTGGTGCGTCATTCAGTTTTGGTAATGCCATTATTTAATCCTAATTGTATAATTTAAAATATAGATCCTAGACTTAGTGTGATATCACCTAGGCCCCTTTCATCTTTTATCACTTTCCATTTGGTGTACGAGAACTGTATTGTACACTCAACTAGTTGTCCGTCGTTACTTAGTTCGATAGTGCTCATGGTAGTAGGGAATGCATCCTCTAGTACGATACTGTATATAGAGGCACCCAGTAGATCAAAATCTATACTCAGAGGGCCTAGATCGAAACCAACTCGCATTATAGGTTTTCTTAGTTGGTGTATCTTGATAGGTGCGACGTAATTGTCTTTGTACCCAACTGAACCTTCGGCTAGAGGTTTGGCTTTGATTTTTTCCTCTTCATCTTTGACATCTGCTGCGGTTTTACCTTTACCCTCTTTCTTCTCTGCTGGAGGCGGCGGTGGCGGTACCACATGTTCACCTACCATTGCCCGACACCATGAATCAAAATACTTCTTCACTCCGTAGTCGTTCAATGCATAAAATGTCATAGACACATCTTCTACTGCGAATCCGTTAACAACCTTCTCGTTGAAGATACCCATCTGTCTGTCTAAGGTTAGTATCTGTTTTCCAGGCATGTTAACACTCTTACATAGAATATTAGCAGTCTTCGCACTCATGCCCGTAAGTTTAGTAACGGTACCGCCATCTACGGCAACGCCTACTTGGGTAGGCATCTCTACTGAATACGTATTAGCCATCGCCATACCATTCTTCGATATCAGACTACCTTTTAATTGTTCTATTCCTGCCATCGGTTATCCACCTATCTTTTTCTTGGAGTCAGCGTATACTTTCTTAGAGTTAGACTTCTTGAATTGTGCGGTCGGTAGGAATGTAGCGATCTCCCACTCAGGCGCAGGCACCATTGCAAATTTACTCTGTACATGTGAATTCAGGTAATGCTTGAAACACGGTTCGAAGTACTTCAACTTACTAGACTTGACCAACAACTCATACGACATTTTGAATCGTGTAGAGGCATTGAACTTAGTGTTACTTGTTATATCCATCAACGCATCTAACATCTTTGCACGTAGCATAGGAGGTAGATAGTGTAGGTTCAACCCATAGAACCCACCCTCGGCAGGCCCTACAACGATCACTAATGGAAACGTATCGTAGTATGGTAATGTATCTTTATGCTTAGGATCGTAGAAGAACATGTACATACCACCAACAATCTCTTGGGTAGTTTGCTTCAACGGTTCTTCTTTCATCAAAGCAGTTCTATTGATGCTACGGAGATTCTTTATCTTTTGTTGAAACCAACTACGAGATTCTTTAGTACGAGGGGTAATCCCTGCACGGAACGCTTGTAGTTCTAGTCTCTGAAATATTTGTGACATCTGAGTTTCCGTTAAAATTCCTACTTCTATTTATACAGAATGTATCCAGTTATCTATATTGAGAGTGTAGTCTTTGGCAACTAAGTTCACCATCTTAGACACATTGTCATAGTCAACATCTAAAATAAGGAACCGTTCTGCTCTAATATCATCACCAAAGAACCAGTTTATGACTGTCGCATGGTGTTGGGATCTATAGGTGATCCAATTCCATACTACCTCTTGGGTGGTAAGGGGTTTGCCTGGCACCATTATCTCTTTACACTTCTCAAGTATGGGGGTGTTCATTCTGTTCTCTACAAAAATCGCTTCGGTTACACAGTTCAATATGAAGTATGCATCTGGGTACGCCTCGTACAGTTGTCGGTAGTATTGGTTACCTTCGATGTAGTCGTCGTTTTCAAAATAAGTCATGTTAATATAAACATTACTATCGCTGATTGTATGCAGTGGATCGTTACCTGCTATGAGGTTACGTTTGATAGTCTTCGCAAGGTTTCTTCTACCCGAACTTATACTTGCGACAGAGCAACCGCTGTCTAGCATAAGATCGATTAATGGTTGGTCGGACGAATTGTCCATACCAATGAAGAATACCTTTGGGATCATTTCTTTTTCTTTCGGAAGGGTGCTAGTTTTTTAATAGGTTTCTTGGTACGCATCTTCTGGGTAGACTTGGGCATGATACCCATGGCAGTCAGTTCTTTCTCAGTCCAGATCTCGAAATGGTATCCCCGATCTTCTGCATACTTCTTAGCAGTCTTCCACTTAGACTGATTCTTAATGTACGTCATACCTTCGTTTAGTACGGTACGTCGAGACTTACCTTGTTTGTTCACAGGCACCTTAGTCTCTTTGAAGGGTTTGACTTCTACCAGTACAACACGCCCAGACTTGTACTTGATAACGAAGTCCATGAAGTATCGGTGAGGTCTATTGTCAGTCTCACATATGTAAGGGATCACCAGCTCTTCGGACATCCATTGTACGATATCCAAACTGTCGTCGCACCACTTCATTACGTAGCGTTCCCATCCCGAACGGTAGACAACGTTATCTACGTCGCCGGCGTACTTCTCTGGGTTCTTTGGTTTGTACCTACCTTTATAGGTCTTCATCCAGTTCTCTTAACTGTCTTTCTTTCTAACAATAACATACAGTTCGTCATATCGGTTGCTGGGTAGAAGAACTCTTTGATTGGTTGATAATTAAAATCATCCTTCTTAAAGT